CCAGGACAACATCCAGAGACGCATCAGTATCAAAGTATTGTTGGATTGCTTCGGCAAGATACCGCCGCCGACTCCATTCCATACTATAAGGTTTGTAGTCCATAATAATGGGTGTATATGGGTGTATTATAAGGTATCTATTCAGGATTGTCAAGTTCTTCTAGGTAATCTATCCACCACTGTGGATCCTTTTGCATTTTCCAGTTCGGAACTTCTTTACCGTGCTCAAAGTACCATTTCCAGATTGCTTCATCAATTACTTCGGCAATCTCAATCCTCTTCATCCTCTTCGTCAATGTCTCCATATGGGTTTTCCACATAGGGTCCGTGCTCTCGTTTGGAATCTTCTCGGACATAATTGACTTCTGATACGCTAGAGGACAACCAGACAGACACTTTCATTATAAGATATATAACCGCCAGTGGAAGAAAACAAAGTGAAAGTATTACGGCGTGTTTCATTCTTTCTCCCAACACTTTTCTAAATTTCCTCTGATCTCATTGAGTTTCATTTCTTCCCAATAAGTCAAAAGATGTTGATTGATTTCTTTTTCTTGTTCTGTAAAGTCTAAACGATATTTGTTTTTAATAGTTATCACCTGCAACATATCATCCATAAAAGTTGTTGGCATATCCAAAAACTCGTCGTAAGTCATTGGTTTGGTTGATGATTTGCCATTCCAGTGTGATTACCATCATTTGGAAGAACTCCATACTCAAGATAAGATACAACTTGCATTGATCCCTCAAGTCTTTCCAAATCTTTTTGGATTTTGATATATTCATCATAAGCAGGTTGCAACTCAACTAATCTTTTTGACAATTGCATCGTTCGCTTAGTAAAGCGTTCTATCAACTGTATATTTGATTCTATTGGTTTCATTTCAGTCCCTCTGCCTCCAATCTTCGGGTTTATCTCTCCCCTCTCCAAAGAAATCTACAATGTCGTCAATACTATCAAATCCAGTTCTACCAAATCGTTCGTGTCCCAGTCCACCGATGTCAAGTTGATTTAAAAAATCATCCAGGTCACCTTCTTGCATATCAGGATTCTCTGCCTTTCTTCTTGCTTGTCTGAGCATTGTAGCAGCAGTTCTATTTGCTTTTGCTAGTTTTTCTGCCCAGATCATGTCTTCTAGACTAACTTCTTCGTGTAGTGCGATTTTTGTACAGATTGCCTCAAGACGAAGACGATATTGTGTAGAGAGCATATGAAGTCTCCATATAGGGTTATTTAGCATTAGGTCACCGAACGGTCATATTCCAAGATACAATTTTTCTTGGAATATCACTCTTATTTGGTAAAGTATAATGATTTAACATTCCAGGAAAAAAGATAATAGATCCCTCCACAATCTCTGGAGGAGTAAAGTATTCGGTGCCGCCTCTCAATAGATTATTGTAAGGTGATATAAAGTGTGTGGGGGTATGAACTTCAGGATCATAGTCAAGATAACACACTACACTAATGTTGGCACCATGATTGTGTATTTCATGAAACATATTTTGATCTTGCTGCTGAAACCAAGCAAGATCAACCTGACATTCACTTAATCCTGAGATTTCTTTATATCTACCAATCTCATCTTTAAAAAGAGTAGCGATTCTCTTACTAAGATATTGAGAAGATTCGGGCGCTTGCTCATAATAAGTTGTTTTGATGTGTTCAGACTCTTTTATTTCTTGAGCCTTCATCATCGTGGTCAAGAATTGCTTCTTTTCGACCCAGTTACTTGCAGAGATATGAATAAGAGGGATCTTAAACATATCGATATAATAATCATTGTTGATGTCTATCATTTAATTCCTTTTCCAATTCTTTAGCAAGTTTCATCGAACGACGCCATATCATATATTTTACCACAGGATTCGCAGGATTATGTATCAACCACCACTTAGTCTTTTCATACTGAAATCTAATTATTCTTGTAATCAAGACAACTGCTGATGCAACACTACTGTCTGTTACAATCACATAAGCAAGTACGGCGAATATAATAAAGTATATGTATTGTGGACTCATCAGTGCCACCGTAAACCATTCAGATATTCTAGCACAGTTTCCCTTACATCCATCAACTCATGAAAACAACGTTGATCATGAGCTGCTTGTCTTAGTTCGCTATCTGGTTTATAAACACTCTCAATAAAAAGATCTAAACCACGATTCCATTTATCTTGTTTAGATTCTTCATCATTAAGCACATAGTCATCCATTCTGGAATCTCCAAATTTATTCTATTTAACCAAGAAATTCTTCTAGGGTTGCAGATCCTTTCTTAGATTTTTTAGTTTTGATTTGACGTTGGATGTAAGTTTTAGCAGCGGTGTAGTTATTAGCGACATGAACCTGCTGTCCATTGTTGATGATAACAAACTTCTTAGAGTTCATCATAGGGACTGCTGCCCACATTCCATCCTTAGTCACATAACCTTGTGGATCTCCTGGAATAGGATCAAGAACTCCAGGACGATCAATAAAAGGTTTTTGGAATGCTTCGCTCATCAGAATACAGCAGTCACACCAATCACCCTCGCACTTGGATTACGTGCCAGAGCAGTCCGCTTAGCGTCCTCATAATCACGTGCCTCAACAAACTCATCAAAGACCTTGCCAGCGACATAGAGTTGGACTTTGCAGCGCATTGGGGGATTCCTCCTTGTGTGTAGATAGTTTAGCAGAAAACTCAGCGTTTGACAACGCTGATGGCAGGCAGACCCTGCTGGAACACGGTGTCCACCACCGCTTGGACCTTCTTAGCGGTGCTGATGCCCACAGAAGAGTAGACAGGGATGCAGACCAACCCAAAGGACTTGGTGTAGTCCTGAAGGGCGCCAGGGGCGATCCTGCCGCTGCTGAGACCCTCTGCATCGTCCTTGTGCAGGCGAATGACCCGTCCGATGGTCTGGGAGATGCCGATGTAGTCCATGGACCGCATGAACAGCACTGCCTCCAGACCAGACACGTTGATGCCCTCGCTCAGAATGCTGTGATGCAGAACCACAAACTTCTTAGAGTCATCCTTGCCCCAAGCACTCAGAGTGTCGAAAAACACCTCACGATTGACCTTCTGACCGTCAATCACGGCACCAGTCTTGGACGTGATATACATCCAAGAGAACCCACGATCTTCCAGTTGCTTACAGAAATCAGTCTGAGAAACCAGAGAAACAATCTGCTTGGTTGCCTTAGAGCAGATGAGAACCTTACCCACTTCCTGAGCATCAATCGTCTGAATCAGATTCTCACAGTCAACGTCAGCGACGATCTGACCCTTGCTGAGCATCTCAAACTGCTGCACCACTACTTTAGGAGGAACGATGAAACCACCATCCACCAGTTCAGGAGCAGGAACATTACAAATCACCTGCCCATAAACTCGGGAATCGTTCATCCCAGGTTTGGAAATAGTGGCAGAATGCTTAGGAGTAGCAGTGAAGAAATAGCAGCGGTCAGCATTAGAAGCGAAGTGCTCCGTAGCAGGGAAAAAGTGACGCTGAACGCTGTTGTGTGCCTCATCAAAGTAAATGGTATCAACCTTAATATCTGCCTGCTGAAGACGCTGCAGAGAGTTATAGGTAGTGAAAATCAGTTTGTGCTTGGGAGCATCAGGATTAAAGGCAGTTCTCACGATTGAGTCCCACATCTGAATCTCCCAGGGTTTGGTAGTGCTATTGTGATGCGTCTCACCACTATGAACGTGAAGAACAGCAGCAGTCGTGATAAACTCAAGGAACTCGCTGGACAATTGCTCTGCCAGGAGGATGCGCGGTGCCACCACCACGATGGTTTTGGGAGCATCAGACTGAAACTCACGCAGAGCATCAAAGATAGCGATGTTGGTCTTGCCCCCGCCAGTCGGAATGATCACCTGACCTTTCCGATGCTGCAGCAGGGCATCCAGAGCACGTTGCTGGTGGGGACGGAGTTGAATCACTGACCTCATTGCGTATAGGACTATTATAGCAGAAAACCGCCCCTGGTGCGACCCAGTGGACGGTTCTTAAAGTGTCCTAGTACCTTATCTCCAACCCAGACAAAGGTAGTCTAGCAATAAAGAGATACTTTGTCAATGATTATCAAGCAGGATTTATCTGAAGTGCTCCTGCATTACTTACAGATAATCTATATTTTGTGCCATTTGCCGCAGTTAAAATCAAACCCTGAGATGTATTAATTCCCACACGAACATCTCCACCAACAACATCAACAAAATATGCTGGGGTTGTACTTCCTACACCAACATAATTTCCTGTTGTAGTGTCAACAACTAGATCGGAGACTATCTTTCCACCAATACTTACGTCAGTGCTAATAGCAACTGTATTAGCATTGATGTTTATATTATTTGGACTCTGAAGCGTTGGTGATCCCGAAGATCCAATGAGGGTAAACTCTTTAACGCCAAATTTTTTATTTGCCATCTCAGTTTTTAAAAATATTTAGGCTTTGATAGTCAATGGACCAGATACAGTTAAACCATTGCCACGGAAAAAGTCAACCGCATCAACTTTTCCACCCTCAGGTAATTCATAGATTACAATTCCATCACCACCTTCTAAACTATTTACATCAGACCAATTTGAGTCATTAGCAGTTACAGATTCACGTCCATAATAAAAATGTTCTGGTTTTTGTCTCTGAAGACCTTTTTTAAGGTAATTTCTAACTTCTCTCCAACTCCAATCTCGATTATTGGATAGCAAACAGGCAATTAATCCTGTGGCAACAGGACAAGCTGCACTAGTTCCACCAAA